GCCGGAAATTTTCCTATAATTCCTTTGACAAATCCTGCGTCAATCATTTCTCCTACGAACACACCCCATCGTGCGGGTGAGTGAATGCCGAAAAATGCTAACACATTGTCTTTAAAGTTTCCAAGCACTCCCTTGACAGCTTCCCACAACATATGTCCTGCATTTCTAAGTCCATTCGCAATTCCCTGGATAATATTGTGACCAATAGTCCACCAATCAACATTTGAAAACGCGCTTCGAATTCCAGAAATAATTTGAGGAATCTGAGCTATAAGGCTTGGGTATGCTCGAATTAATCCAGCCGCCAACTTTCCAATAATCTCAATACCGGACTGCAGAACCTGCGGTAGATTCTGTCCGATTGTTACCGTCATTTTTGCCACTGCTTGAGCTGCAGCTGTTGCAATCTGTGGAAGATTATTAATAATTCCATTGACAAGATTAAGTATTAATTTACCTCCGGCCGCTAAAACAAGTGGTAGAGCTGACCATATCGCATTTTCAAAATTAGCCATCAGTGTTGCTGCCATCGAAATTAATTGAGGAATATTCTGCAATATTCCATTTGCAATATTAGTTACGATTTCAACACCTTGTTGTAATAACCCTGGAAGATTCGTTTGGATTGCAGTTGTAATCTGTAGCAGCATTCCGTTTGCCATTTCGTATAGCTGTGGCAATGCGGTTTGGACTTGTGTTGCAATCTCTGGCACAAATTGCATTAATGCAGTTGCCAATTGTGGTGTAGCAGTCTGTATAAATGTTACTAACGCCCCCGGAAGTGCAGAAATTACATTCCATACTGCAGGAAGTAAATTCCCAACAAGAAAAGTTGTCATCGTCTCTGCCAGTGCTGACAAAGCTGGTTTTATGTCCATTCCAAGAGCAATTTGACCCATAACATTTTGCGCTGCGGCCTTCATGGAGGCGAAAGAACCGGATATGGTTGTTGCCGCTTCCTTAGCTGTTGTTCCGGTAATATCCAACTGCCCTTGAATTACATGAATAGCCGAATATACATCCGACAAATTGTTGATGTCGTACTTTACACCCGTAATTTTTTGAGCATCAGCAAGCAGGCGCTCCATCTCTGTCTTAGTACCACCATAGCCTAATTTCAAGTTGTCCAACATGGTATAATTTTGTTTTGCAAAACCTTGATAGGCATTCTTGATATCTTCCATGTTGGTTCCCATTTTATTGGCATTATCAGACATGTCAGTCATTGCCATATCGGCTACGTCAGCCGCTTTAGATGTATCATTACTAAGGCTGGACAGGAGGCTTGCTGAGAAGCTTGTGGTTAATTCCATGTAATCATTAGCACTCATTCCAGCTGTTCTGTAAGCATTTGCAGCATTTGCCTTAACCTTATCAGCACTATCCTTAAATAGTGTCTCAATTCCACCAAGGCTTTGCTCAAGATTTGCTCCCTCACTGATTGCTGTTCCTAGCGCTTTTCCAATTGCTGCAGTAGCAATAATTCCTTTTAACTTTCCGACTAATTTACTTCCAAATGAAGCCCCCGCCGGTTCTGCCTCTGGGTCTATTGCCTGTTGAATTTTTCCACTGATTCCCTGTGCAGACGGAATAATCTGCACATATGCTTTTGCAAGTTCTGTAGCCACTACTTCTCACCTCCTGTCAGTCGTCTCCACTCATCGTCGAAATCTTGTCCTGTATCAAACATTTCGATTACGCTTTCTGTAGTTTTCTTTTCTCCTATCAGCGCCTCTACCAATGATTTTGGACGATTAATTCCTTTTGCGCCGTCTGAACTATTCAGCCATGCAATTGCCCTCGTATTATCAGCAACCAGCGCCAATAGTGTTTGGTCTGTTGTAAGTTTTGAATCAGATATTCTCATTCCGATTCTTGAATCCGGCCTCAACCCACACGCAAAAGTCCCCACCGTCCGTAACGGTAGGGACTTATAGTCATAAATGCGATATGTTTCTGCAAAATCACAAATCAACGCCTCTTCATCTACGTTGATCATGTGGGCGAGGGCTAAGAGTTTTTTACTTGGGATCCTTTGAATATTTGGATAATTTCTTCAATCATTTTTGAAGCTGGAACTCTTCCATTTTCCTTTCTTACGTGGTCCTTAAGTGCTTCTATTTGTGCATCTCCAAGGAGTTGTCTGGCAATCCCTGTAATCTTAGAGACATCTCCATTATCAATGTCGCACAGGTTTTCCAATAATTCATAATCATCTAGAGCATCTGGCGGTAAAGTGTACTGAAACCCGCTTTCTGTTGTTCCTGTAATTGCTGCCACTTCATTTTTTTCTGTATTCATCTTACTTCCCTTTCTTTACGATATACTCATAGTGAGTCTGTCCGCTTGAATCTGGTGTAGCCTTGAGTGTTGTCTCATATCCAATAGCTTCGCTGTCTTTATAGACAATATCTGCTACCTCTGTAACTGCTGCCGATGGAATCACAATTCGTTTTAGCGCTTTCTTCAAAATCATGTCAATTACCCAGGTGCACGCTTCCGCCTCGCTATTATTAGCTTTTACTGTGATCCCTTCTTCTAATGTTCCAGTTACATTTTCGTCTCCATATACAGCCTTTAAAACTTCGATATTTGTGATTTCGAGCAACTTATATTTAAAACTGTCTTCTTTGCTTGTTTGCAAATCTAGAACGGTGTCGCCGCCCCATGCCTTCACGTTATCCGTCTCAGGGCTATTAGAATTCGTGATTCCATCTTCTGAACAGTACCCCAGTTCCTTAAACGCTGCATTCAGTTCCGTTTTTGCATCGGTTGGAAGTTCGGTTCCTAATGGTGCTCGATAGATTGCTCCACCAATTTTGGGCTTTCCTGCACTTACATATTCTGTGTTCATCTTATCCCTCCTAATAATGGACGATATCATATACTGCCTGATACCGATATTTTTTTCTGGCAGTATCGGTATAGTTGTAATCTGTATTAAGCTCACATCTGCTGATATCGTCCAATTCGATTATTTTTCCCATTGCTGCTTTTACCCGCTCGTTGAGCGATGCCGCCCCGTACAGGGACGTAGAATAAGACTGGATAGCCAGAGTTGCCCGTTTGATATGGTCTTCTCCTCCAGATCCAGTCTTTTCAATCAATACATATTCATTTCCGAGATTATCCTCTTCTTCCAATCTAACCGGTATCCCTAGACTGGACTGCAGATAATCCTTAACGATTTTTTCCACCATGTTTTCCAACCGCCTTCAATACTCCGTTATTACCATCATCCCCACATACCTTTACAACTGCTCTTGTCTGTGCTACATATGCTTCTGTATCTGATGCACTGGCTATCTTATTCGCATGTTCCACAAGGATTGCCTGCATTTCCGGTGACTGCATTAGCTCTCTAACACCAGCACGGTTCAAAACAATCTTCGTCTTACCCATATAATGCCACCTGCCATTTTTGATTCCATTCTAACGGGATATTCTCTTCAATGCCTTGTTGTGGGAACCCAATCACTTGCCAAGACATTCCGAAGAAATCCACCCGGCAATCCTGCCAAGTGTGATTGTCTCCTTTAGGAATTGCGATATTGTATACCGCTTTCTTTCCGGTCAGATTTAATGTGTCCAGAATCTCCGTGGTCGATGCCGGAGCTACAAGCACATTCTCAATTGTCACTGGTATTTCTTGGTGTAGCGGGCGATCAAATTCATCTTTTCCAATTACTGTCTTCTCATACAGTGTTACTGGAATTCCCTTGATCATCGATGCCATAAATATCCATCACCCCAACTTTCTGTCTTCTAAGACCTAGTCTGGATAACTCGGATTTCTTAATGAATAAACCGCCTCCAGGAATCAGATATGTTCCTGTCACTGAATAGCCCAGCGCTGATTGAGACATCTGTGTCATTGGCTCTGTGTCTGTCGATGTCATAAGTGTACGCGCTACCACGTCAACAGTCACAGATTTCGCAACATTCCGCAACGCCTCATTCTGTTCAATCATATTATCCAAATCTTTTCCAACCTTGTTGGCTTCATATCTTAGAGAATCCGAGACAACTGTCAGAAGCTTCTCTGCCTTGCTGTACTCGGATTCCTTAAGTTCACGCCACAGGATAGATATATCTTCTAGTGTAGCGAATGGATCCATTATTCTGTGCCCTCTTGTGCATCGTCTTTGGAATCGCCTTCCGCTTTGTTAGCCTGCTGCTTTTTGGATGGCGTTTTTTTCTCCTCGGATTCTTTGCCGGTAAAAGGTTCCCAGTTTTTGCCGGAAACCTTTGTACTTGTCTCAATAATTGCGCCCGTTTTTGTATTTTTATACTTCATACTATGCCTCCTTAATTCTTGCAAACCATGCTGGCACCAAGATTCCCCATCCCAGATATACTTCTGCACGGATATAGATCTGACCATATCCTTTTAAGTCTTTTCCTGAGTTGTCCGGATCACCATACTGAATAATTTCCATAGGAATTTCCTTTGAATATCCCCATTTAACCGCTCCCTGGAAGTCTCCAATAATACCATGGTCTTTCGTTGTTCCGCTAGATACAGTTTTGTTGACGCTTGTCGGGATTCCATTAAATGTTGCAGGTGATGCTCCAAATGCAAATTCCGGATACTGCTTGATTCCATTCGCTTTGACTTTTGCCATTGCTGATCCGAACGTCTTCGAAAGCGCGAGTCCTGTTACATCTCCTTCAGAACCATCTACTACCGCAATCGCATCTTCCAGATTTGCATCCGGTGTTGCTGACGCATAATCTACAGTTTGCGTAACTTTCGCATCAAAATGATTGTCTCCAATTACAGCAGATGCTGTTCCCGTTCTTGGGTTAATACCATGCATAGCTGCAAGGTCAAGTCCTTTCGCTACTTTCTTCGCGAATCCATCATTAAACGCTGTTAAAATATCCAACTGCTCTTCTTCTGTGGCAATCATAAATTCATCAGAGATTCTTGCACCATATTCAAACTTAACCGGTACAATTTTAACTGGTGCGACAGCAATACCGCCTTCGGTTTTCTTTCCATTTTCTGCGACAATATCAATTTCATTGTCCATAGAAAAAATCATTTCTTTCAATCCATTGAATGGAATCGGTGTCTGACCACATAATGCAGCCAGTGCTGACTTCCCTTTTACTTTTGTAATAAGATCTTTGACCAGTGTAGGGTCAAACATTGTTCCTTTTGATGTTGCCATAATTTTTTATTCTCCTTTCAAACTAGCCAGCATGCCTTTCATTGCTGTCTTTTTGTCATCAATTTTTTGTGGATCTCCTCCTGCAAGTGGAGGAACATCTTTTTTTCTCAAGAATTTTGCCATTGTCTCGGCATCTTTCTTGATTTCCTCTTCATCAGATCCACTTAATCTACCTGCAAGTTCATATGGGATTCCATTTTCATGCGCAATTCTCATCTTGAGAGAACTGGTCTCGTATCCCTTAATCTTACCCTGCGCCTCTTCAAGCTGTTTCTTGTATCCGAGGTTCTTTTCTCCATCACCGTTAATTTCCTTGTTCAACGCTGCAATCTGCTGTTCAAAACCATCGGATTTTGCTTTTAGAGCATCATAATCTTCTGCTTTTTTCTTGTAACCATCAAAGCCTTCATATTTTGCTTTCACTCCCGCAATGCGCTCTCCGATTACTTTATCAAGCTGCTCCTGTGTTGTAATTGGTGTAAATTCTGCCATTTTTGTTGCTCCTTTCTCCATTAACCGCTGGGTTGCGTAATATGCAAAAAGACACCCTGTTCAGGTGTCCTTTAACAACTAATTCTTTGTTTTCTTTTCTTGGTTTTTGTCTCACTGCACGCCCAGTATGCAAGAATTATGCTGTCGAGCAATGCAACTTCCATTTCCTCCTTCATTGCCTTGTAGCCAAAACCTCCATTGGTTCCAATCGACCGTTTTTCACAGTTACTTACTACCTGTACCAGTGACGGCTGACCAGAATGAACTATATTCCTCTGATATAATCCCTGTTCGAATGAGGCATTTGCTGCAATGATTTCCTTCACAGTGGGTAGGTGTGAATTCTTTATACCATAATCTTTCATTTCATTTTCCATTAACTGCTGCCCTGATGCGCCATCAATAATCACCTTCCTTGCTTTCCATTCTTTCAAATATGCTAGTATCCATGTATCTCCTGCGCGTACTTCACGACAATCGATACACTCTAAAAATATCTTGCCATCTTTCGTTTTAGACGCAACTCCCATTGCCACATTCCCATCTTTGCTGTATTTGATTCCTACAAAAAGATCTCCTGTAAGCTCCGGTGGGATATCGGTTTTTAATTCATTCCATTCTGTTGCGCTGATGGCTGACTTCTGATTATAGCGAATCCATAATCCTAATCGCTGGATATTGAAATCGATCGGATCTGAACCAATCTCATCAGTTACAGATCTTTCCGTAAATACTGTTCCAAGAGATGGATTTGTCTCATACCAGGCATCTATATCTCTTATATCTGTCTGCTCCGGCACGGACCATTCTGCCCACCCAGAGTTAACCGTTTGTCCTTCCAAGGTTGCCTTACGGAATTTTGTAAAAACCGTTCCGGAGCTTACTGGAGTTGGTGGTGTTCCGCAAAATATTGTCTGTGGATTCTTACTATCTGTAACG